ACGTACACACTTATATTTTTAATGCTACAGTTCAATGTGGCCCTAGCGGACTGCGAGTGGCAGTTGGTTGAGGAGACCCCTACGTACGTCAGAGAGCAGTGTAAAGCAGGCACGGGTATGGGTGCTAGGATACGTACAAAAGACATCAACGGTGAAGTTGGTGAGTTCAAGGTGGTCGGTAAGGAAGCAAGTCCACTGAAGAAATTCAAGGACAAGGTCGAAGAAGCACCTAAGGTGGTTGAGAAAGTAGAGAAGGTCAAAGAGATAGAGAAAGAAGTCAAAATCACAGAGAAGAAAGTAAAAGAATTGAAGGAAGAAAAAAACGTTGTTGAAAAAGTTGAGGAACATGTTGAAAAGAAAAAATTAGCAGAAACACACGTTCAAGAGATTGAGAAACCTGAGATAAAGAAAGAGATAGCCAAGCAGAAAGTTGACGAGAAGTCAGACGAGAAGTTAGTTGAACAAGCGGAAGACAAGGCCTGGGCAGAGATCGACAAGGAGCCTAATGTAGACTGGAGGAAACTTCATGAACTACTGCCAAGACTGATCGTGGAGAACGAGAAGATCATAGCGGCGGAGCAGGACTATGAGGCCGCAAAGGAAACTTTAAAATCTGAATACACAGCGTACCATCCACAGGTAACAATATCTATAGGAAATAATTGGGAGGATGATCGTACACCTGCAAAAGGAACACATCCAAGCAACACGATCACACATGACTCAAAACAGGGCATACAGAAATCAATCACTGTTACACAGATGATATGGGACGCAGGCAGGACAAACTCCGTGATAGACAAGGCCAAGCACACCACACAACAGGCCTACTACAGATTAGAACTTGTGAAGGAAGATGTTGTAATGGAAGCCATCAATGCATGGTTGAACTTGACAAAAGCATACAACACACATGAAGCAAACAAGAAAATAGAAGCCAACGCAAAAATCACACTTGCAATGACCATTGAAAAAGTCAAAAAGGGTGAAGGCAGTAAACTAGAACAACTGCAGATAGAACAACAGTACAGAACATATCAGACACTGTCAATGACAAGTAGGTTAGGTTTAGACAGTGCAATCCAGAGATTCCAAAACGTTTGGAGGTTCGAACCAAAGAACATAAGCCAGATACCGAAGCCAATGATAGACCTACTAGGCATCATACCTGTACAGGGTGCACCTGTGTCAGACAACACTGCGTTGAAGATAGCCAACATGGATATTTTAATTGCGAAAGAACAGTTGAGATTTGACGAAGCAGAATTCAAACCAAGAGTTGATGGCAAACTTTCTTACACAGAGAAGGACGGCGAACTTTCAGGTGGTTACGACACAGACAGTGCTAGGAAAGAAGAGTGGAGAGCAGATGTTACAATGACATGGAAACTGTTCAACACAAAGAACAAGCACATGACCAATGCGGATAGATCGAGACTTAGAGCCGCGGATCTTAGATACGCTGACACATTGAGAAGCACACAGGAGCAGTTCACTAACGCATGGAACAACTACGTTTTGGTGGAACAGAACCTAGAGACACTGAAGAGAACAGTGGAGATCAATGATGAGATGTACAAACTCACATTGGCGGACTTCCAAGCAGGTAATTCACCTATCATGGCGGTATTTGGAATGAAGACAGCACACCTTATGAGTGAAGTTGCATATGCAAACGCACAGATAGATTGGATGATCGCTAGGTACCAATTACACAAGGTACTAGGGCTGGTAGATCCAATTCTTAAATAACCAAATCAATTAAATACACATATAATGACAAGTTTCCTACGACACCTATTCCGTGACAAGATTACGGCCATAATGCTATTGATCAGCAGTTTTATCATTGCCATGTGTGCATTGGCCCCTGCGTTGTTCGTGATAATCGTATTGAACAAATACCTGGCATCAGGTGTCACATCAACGTTGATATCGTTGGCCATGGGTGCCATACTGTTGTTGGCTTTCGAATTTGGATTCAGACAAAACAGGGCAGGCATGATCCAGCAATTGAACATAAGGATATTCACTCCATTATTGAATGCGTATGCAAAGAAGATCAAAGGCACACAGATCACAGGAGAACAGTTTAAGAAACTAGAGGTTGCGGGTGCAACTATCAAAGGGGCCACTAGTTCCAGCATCACAGGGTGGATCTTGGACTGGCCATTCGTGTTGGCATTCCTTGTGGTTCTACTCTACATAAACTGGACAGCGGCACTGATCGCGGCCATATTCATGACCATCATGATGGTGTTGACTGCACAGCGAATGAACCTGAGCCTGCAGAGTGACAGCACAGCAAACTTAGAAATATTTTTAACAGGACTTATGACAGTGGTAATAATGTCAGTGGGTGCGACACAGATAATCGCAGGCACACTGGACGTGGGACTACTGATAGGTTCAAACATACTGGCGGCGAGGGCACTGCAAGGTGCCAACAAATACGCCAAAGCAAAGGAGGCAATAGCAAGACGTGACCGAGCAACAGCAGAAATCATCAGTTTCATCAAACAATAAGTTCTTTGTCTTGTTGACAACTCTATTTGTAACATTATTAGTGTGGGCATGGCACGCCAAGGTTGATATAACCACAGTAGCCAACGGTATGGTGATACCAGAGAAGAACATTACAAAATTAGGCACAATGGTGACAGGAGAGATTGTAAAAGTTTATTACAAGCAGGGAGCAGTGGTGAACAAAGGTGATATCATAATCACAATCAATCCAGGAGTTGGATATGAACCTTACCATATACGAGCAAACATAGATGGCAGAATACAAGAACTCACATACAAAAATCCAGGCTCTGTTGTCAAACAAGGAGATGCCCTTGCTATACTTGTTCCATTGGATCAAAAATTAATAGTACAAGGACAACTACAGGTTAAGGACAGAGGATATATCGAAATAGGGCAATCCGCAAAAATTAAACTGGCAAGCAGTGAAGCATTCACATACCTACCTATCATAGCAAAACTGATTTCAATATCACCAGATGCTGTACAAGGACAGACAATGTCTTACTACGAGATAGAATTAGAATTAGATTCACAAATTTTTGCCAACGGAGACATGCAGTACAAACTTGTGCCAGGAGTACAGGTGCACGTTTTCGTACTCACTGGTGAACGTACAATTTTGAGTTACGTAACAACACCTTTCCACAACAGCATAGGACAGGCACTACAAGAAAGATAAAATGGAAGGACAAAAGAAGCTCACAATCAGAGAAAGATGGCGTAAGGCCATGACCGCGGACAACATTGTCGACTTCAGTGTTGATATGTTTCTTATATTTTTTGATGTGTTGAGTTCTCCAATACTGATCGTCATGAGATTGGTTCGTTGGGTAATAAACAAGTTCTTCGTCAATCACATAAAAAGTTTCATCAAGAGAATAGTGCATTGGTTCATGGACAACAGGGTAAAACGTTTGGCCAGAGGACAAGGCATATTGAGGTACTACTGGTGGTTATGGTTGTTGAGTCCTATCATACTTTTCGCATTGATGCTGACCGGTGCTTTGTTCTTTGGACTATGGGAAGGATTGAATATAGGTTTTGAAGTGTTCGAACAGGAAGTAAAATAATGAAGATATTTACAAGCATATGGATGGTTATCGTGTTTGCTATTGTGCTGACAGGTATTAGGGTAAACAACAGCGATACTGTCAAAATTTTGAGATACAAGACTTGGGACTATTTCCAGCAAGTGCAACCTCGTGCTGATATCAGTGATCGAGTGGTGGTAGTGAATATTACGGAATCAGACCTTAAGAGATATGGACAGTGGCCATGGCCAAGGCACATACTGGCCTTGTTCCACGCAGGACTAACCGACTCAGGTGCGGTGCTTGTGAACTATAATGTGTTGTTTGCTGAAGCGGACAGAATGGGAGGCAAGGAATACCTAAAGAGTTTTCCAATGACCGAGGAAGTAAGAGAACAATTAGGAGCGTTCCTTACAGATACCGACAGAGTCTTTGCCTACGCAATCAATGAAAGCAAGAATGTTGTTCTAATGATGAGTGTGAAAAGTGATCAAGATGAGATCATACCAACAACAACACAAATTATACAGAAAGGCAACGTGTTGCCATGGTTATACGAGTACAATGGCATAGTTCCACCACTGACACAATTGACCGTTGGTGCCAAAGGCATAGGTGTGAACGTTACCTCTCCGGAACCAGACGCAGTGGTTAGGAAGATGCCTGTGTTAATACGTGTTAGCGATAAGATATATCCAAGCATGTTGTTGGAGAACATACGATTAGTCAACAGAAGTAACAGGATCAAAGTGGTGGCCAAGGAGTATGGCATTAACGAAGTGTTGGTTAGCAAAAAAGCAGGCATACCAGTCAATCACAATGCCGAGATGTACATCAACTACGCAGACCCATCACAATACACACAACTGTCTGTTGAGCAGGTGTTCAGCAGAGAACACGATGAGAAGATCAAGGGCAGGATTGTCGTGGTCGGCATGGATGCCGCAGGCCTTAGTGTGTTAAAGTACACACCACACGGACTAACCACAGACCAGATGATAACAGCACAGGCACTGGACACCACAATGACTGGTGACTACCTGTACAGGACGCCACAGGCAGACACTTACGAGATTGTGTTTATGGCATTTTTGCTGTTGCTGTTGATACTAGTGTTGCCAAGAACCAGTGTGTTGTTGGCAGTGCCTCTCTTATTTTTCATAGAGGGTGGTGTGGCCTACGGGGCATTCATGGCATACGCAAACAAAGGATTTCTTGTAGATCCTTCTTGGACAATGCTGTCCGTGTTTTTGATTTGGTCTCATTCTGTGTACAACAACTTCGCGACACAGAGCAGACTGAGACAACAGATAAAGAAACAGTTTGAACACTATCTTGATCCTAGAATGGTCAAGAAGTTACAGAAGGATCCAACATTGCTGAAACTGGGTGGCGAGACAAGGAACATGACCTTCATGTTCTGTGACATACGTGGCTTCACTCCCATATCGGAGAAGTACAAGAGCAATCCTGCTGGACTTACAAAACTTATTAACAGATTCTTGACACGCATGACCAATGTGATAATTGCTAATGGTGGCACAGTGGACAAGTTCATGGGTGACTGCATAATGGCATTCTGGAACGCACCATTAGACACAAAGGATCACCAGATGTTGGCGGTGTTGACCGCGGCACAGATGCAGTCTGAACTTGCTATGTTGAATACACAACTTAAAGCAGAAAATTTACCAACCATCAACATCGGGATAGGAATCAACACAGGTGAGGCCCTTGTTGGTAACATGGGATCAGATCAAAGATTTGATTACTCTGTGATAGGAGATCCTGTTAACCTTGCCGCACGTCTAGAGAGTGCAAGTAAAACACTGGGCAGGACACTGATTGTTTCAGAAAATACCAAACAAGGTATTGAACACAAATTTACATTCGAGTACATAGACGAAATAATGGTAAAGGGTAAAACCGAACCTGTAAAAGTGTATTCTTTGCAACGTTAAATACACACATAATGAGCTTTTGGAATTTAGTTGCAGAACTTGGCATGCCCATAGCGGCCACAGTGGGTCTTGGTGCATTCATCATGGTGATTATAAAATACATACTAGGATCTGTTATCAGCAGTATCAACTTTATAGAGAGCGTGATCACACAACTGGACAACCGAGTAAAAACAATGAACAACGACATCTTGAAGATAGACCAGGAAGTTTCCGAGCAATTGGGATTGCCTGTAGACACTGATAGGATAGCAAGGGCAGACGGCAAAGTGGACGCAAGGAAAGATTGATGGACATTGTAACCCTGATAAATGATTATGGATTTCCTGTTGTAGCAGTATTCTTCCTGGCCTATTTCATATGGTATTTGTACAATTACATTGTAAAGCAAATAAAACCTAAACTTGGTTCTACTTCGGGCACATTAATTAAACTGATCGACAGGATAAGACTGCTGGATAACGACCTGATCAGACTGCAGACAAAAGTACGCACTTTGCAGAAAAAGAAGAAGTAGTAGTTTAATTTTTACACACTTTCATTTAAATATTTGTATGAAATTTCTTATGGTAATGATTATATGTTTCGCAGAGGACACCTGTCAGGCAGTTTTTGATGCCACACAATTCAACACCTACGACGAGTGTATGGCACAGGCTGTTCCTGTAAGCAGATACATGAGAGACGTGTACACGACATCATCAGGTGAGATACACTGTTTGTCAGCTACAGACTATGCAGAATACAAGGCTTTTATCGAAAATGGTGGCGTGCCTTCATTGAGTCTTTCACATCCAGAGAAGTCGTCAAGCATCTAATTGACATTACCAAATTTCCATAGTATAATTGTGCATGATCCACGCAATGATAGATTTGGAAACACTGTCTACAAAACCTAACGCCACGATACTAACTATAGGCGGAGTTAAATTTGACCCTTACACAAAAGTAGAACCATCGCAAGGCATGTATTACAGAATAGATGTTGATTCACAGACTGCAATGGGCAGAGATGTGATGGAAGAAACTGTAGAATGGTGGGGCAAACAAGCAGAAAATGTAAGAGAAGAAGCACTAGGCGACGATGACAGAATAGATCTAAAATACTTTATCAAGCAATTAAACAAATGGTGTGTGGGAGTAGATGTTTTCTGGTGCCAAGGTCCGCTATTTGATTATGCTATACTACAAAATTTTTATGCACAGATGAATGTTCCTGTTCCGTGGAACTACTGGCAAATTAGAGATTCGAGAACACTAGGAAGTCTAGTGCCGCGTGATCCTAATGAAAAGAGAACAGGACTACACAACGCACTAGAGGACTGTTACTTTCAAGCAAGGAAAGTGCAACAGATATTCCACCAATTGGATATTAAAAATGACCGATACTAAGTGGTACAACATAGAAGACTTATACACAATTAAAAAATTTAAAATCACTCATAAAAAAGATCCAGTTACGAAATGGATACGCTTGCCATGTGTTTACAAAATAAAGATTGGCAACACCGTGGTGGAAGTTGGTAGGTCAGATACATGCAAAAAACATGGCGGCGCTGAAAAAGTGCGTAAGGCGTTAGTAAATCTTCTGAATGTGCTAGAGTACAATAGTAGTGTTACAAAAACCAAACGTTGGGAACAAATCAGGTTGCGACACAGACCAAATTCTAGTAATATAAAGATAGGAATTATAAAAACAAATGCAATCAAAAAAACCTATCTACAAGAAAGCCTTTGAAATTATAGACTGTTATGAAGAAAGCACTTGGCTAGGGAATGACAAACCATTCTTTGAAAATAAGTTTACAGCAGTGTTCAATGATCTCTACCCGTGCGTGAAGGGACATACCTTGTTTATACCGAAATTTGATACCCCTGAGTCCGTAGGACACTCCTATAACTTAGCATATGAATACGGAAAGAAATGGATAGCAGATGGCAAGATGAAAGGATTCAATGTTGGCATGAACATGGGTCTTTGTGCAGGTCAAACAATAATGTGGCCACACATACATTTCATACCAAGACATGAGGGAGATGCAGATCATGTAGGAGGTATGAGGTACACTCACCCAAATGCTGACCATAAACACTATTACTAATGAAAAGAAAAATTAAGTTGAAAAAACAAAGAAACGAAATCTACATATCTCCAGATGGCGGCGAAACTGTTTACGTCCAGAAAAAGGACGGCACTCGTGGCAGACTTGTATCAAAGACCCAGTACGCGAAAGACATAGACACTGTCTCTGATGAATACGAAATGGTAGATGAGTATGCTGTCAAGATGAGGAGAAAATATCCTGCACTTGGCAAAGCATGGAAACACTACAAGACAGTATGGCATCTGATTATGGGAGCAAAATGAAAAAAAATCACAAAGACAAAATGTTGGAGATTATAGAGCAACTTGGCTTGATAGTCATCCACACAGAGATAGCACCATATGGGCCAGGCACACGTAGATACATGGTCGGCAGGAACATAGAAGAACCAAAAAAATCACACCAAATGGGAAGTGGCAAATGGCAGATGACCCATGGCAAACAGGAGTGGTTGACCAAAGAGCCTCTTAACGGCGTAGATTTAGAAAAATGGCTTGAGGACTATCAAAGATAATTTATCGATTTACAGATAATTACTGTAAATGAATCCTTCTAAAAAATTATGGTATTCCCCTGTCCCGTTGGCTCTTGCATTTGAACCAATTAACCTTTGTAATGCAAAGTGTTTCTGTTGCCCGTATACAGAATTTAGTGCAGACAAGAGCTTTATAACACAAAAAATGTCTAGTGATCAGATCACAACTTTGATTGAAGATTGGGTAGCCCAACTGGACAAATACGGTGTGAAACACAAGAATGCCGCAATCTTACCCTGGAGATATTCCGACCCATTGGTAAATCCACATCTAGAGACAGTGTTAGAACTAGCAGACAAACACGGACTAAGGGTCGGGCTCACTACGAATGCAATTTCATTCAAGAAAAGACAGTGCGACATTTTACAGAAGTACATACACACCTTAAACAAGATATTTGTATCAGTGATAGGATTCACAGCAGAGGCAGTACAAGAACAAATGGGAATCAGCAAAGAGAAAACCTTACACAGTTTGGAATTCCTAAAAAACAATTACCCTGATATATCTATGTTACTTGATGTGCAAATCAAGGACAAGAAACAGGAAATGCCACACCATGAAGTGATAAGAGAATACCAAGAAAAACTAGTTCCTCCAGGTAAGGCCAGAGGACAATCCAATTGGATCAGCAACAGGTTGGGCACAGGAGATGACGTGTGGGCAAAGTCTAGTAGTTGGAAGCCATCAAAAGCTGGCTTTGTAAATGGTTGCGACCTTACACCAGGAAAAATTCTAAACAGACTTGAAGTAATGGTCAGTGGAAGAGCCGCACTGTGTTGTGACATGTCATATGATCGAAACTTTCCCAAGGAAAAGGTGGATTTTGGTAATGTGTTTGAAATAGGCGTGGAGGGTGTATGGGCGAATCTTACCAAACAACATCAGCTCATATACGATCAGGAATATTCTGATGGAAAGATGAAATTAATTTGTAACAACTGCAATAGGGCCGGTATCTCAACAAAAGGCTGGAGCATAAACAAAACTATTTCCAAACAAAGAAAAATAAGCACCAAATTCTTCCCAGATTTCTCCGGTTAATAAATAGAACAAATAACTGCTCCAGCAATGCTTTTACCATGCGTGTACGTAGCTCTAAAGCAGTCTAATGAGGTGTTTAAAGTATATTATGACCAAGTTTGTAAGCGTGATAGGAAACGGTGAGAGTAGACGTGGATTTGATATTACTCCTTTAAAAACCGTTACTACCATGGTGGGTTGTAATGCACTGTTTCGCGATCATAATCTAGAATATGTTGTTTGTGCTGATAGGCATATGTGTCAGGAGGCCGCAAACACAGTTGGTAAAAATACAACTGTGTTCACCAGAGACAAATGGTACAAGCAGTTTGCATATTGGCCTAACGTCAAATGTGTACCTGACTTACCATACCAAGGTGACAAAAGACAAGACGACCCTTTCCACTGGGGCACGGGGCAATTTGCGGCACTGGTCGCAATGAGTTTCAAACCTAAAGCAATATTCCTCGTTGGTATGGATCTGTGGGGATTGGGTAAGGAACGTAAACCGGAAAATGTTAACAACATTTACAAAGGAACGACAGGTTATACCTATATAAAAAGACCGGTGGATCCATCGTATTGGATTTACCAATTTAACAAGCTGTTTGAAAATTCTGAATGCCGATGGATCGTAGTAAATGAACCAGACTGGAAGATGCCAGACGAATGGAAGGAAAATAAAAATGTTTTCCAGGACACGTACCAAGGCCTAGCAAAGTGGATCAACAAACAGTTGACAAAATCATAATTCCAAATATAATTATAGCATGACAAAGAGCATGGTCGATGACCTAATGGTGCAAGAACAAATTAAGGCACCTTACAAAAGATGGAAACACATGGTGGGTGTTATGTGTTTGAATCTAACCTATAGGAAACATGTTAAAATAATTTTACCAAAACTTTTCAAGAGATATCCAAACCCCAGGGCATATCTACGTGGCAGGTTAGCAACACAACAACAAATGCTTAAACCTTTGGGCATGTGGGAAGTGAGATCAAAAAGAATTAGGAAGATGACTGAGCAGTATATCGACTGGGATGGCAAGGACGCCAAGCACCTGCACGGAATAGGAAAGTATGGCTCAGACAGTTACCAGTTATTTTTCTTTAATCGTATTCCACCCAATGTGCAAGACAAAGAATTAAAAAAATACATTGACAAACTAATAGGATAGTTTATAATAAGAATATGTTTGAAAAATATAAAGATGGAGATCTTATCACTCTTAAATTAATGCACGGTGAAGAAGTAATCTCCACTCTGCAATCACAAACCGAGACAACAATCGAAATTAAAAAAGCGTTGACGCTAATGCAAGGTCCACAGGGGCTGGCCTTTGGAACATTTTTCTCAACAGCCGATCAAGATAAAGAGATTACAATAGCAAAAGACAAGATACAGTGTATATCTGTTGTTACATCAAAGATACAGGAAGAATATAAAAGAGTATTCCAGACTATAAAAACTCCTGAGAAGCCTAAGATTATTGTATAATGGCCCACTTTGACAAACACAACAAAGGAATGAAAGCATTGGTGGACACATCTGAGGCTCTGCTGAATGCCATGGAGACCAATGGTATAGATCCAGAGACAGTTTCCAACAGACCCGAGTTTACTGTGTTAGTACATTTTTTGAAAAGCATCATAGACGGTGAGTTAAATATACCAAATGACCTAACAGATCGCATCAGAGACACAGCGTTTCAGTTGGACATGGATCAGAAGATGAACAAAAAGCTCAACTGATGATCAAGAGGACTCAAGACTTTCAACCCTCTATAAACACTCTGCAAGTCATCAAAACTAGGAGAAACGATGACTTACTACTCAACTAAAACATACGGACACAACATAGGACTATCTGCGGTGTTCAGACAACCCAACGCAGATCACTCGCACTGCCATCTACTACACGGATACAGCCTGGCATTCAAATTCACATTTGGTTGCAAGGACCTAGACAACAAGAACTGGGCTGTGGACTTTGGTGGACTCAAACCCATTAAGGCCTGGCTCGAAGATCACTTCGACCACAAACTTGCACTAGACAAGAATGACCCACACATGGAGAAATTCAAAGAGTTTGAACAACTTGATCTAGCCGAGATAAGAATATTTGATGGTGTCGGTGCTGAGATGTTCGCCAAACATGCATTTGATTTCGCCGACAAGTTAATCCGAGAAAAAACTGATGGCAGATGTTTCGTGGACAGCGTGGAATGTATGGAACACGGAGCCAATAGTGCCATCTACAGAAAAGACTAAATTTATTCATGATATGGTTAGGGTAGGCCTCATAGACAGGGCCTACTACTTCCAGGTCTACGACACTCCGTTGGGACAAAGGTGGTTGGAGGCACTCAAGGATAACCTCAAACAAGAGAGGATACTGGAAAAGAACTTCTGTTTCCTGGGATTTGCAGATTCAAAAAGAGACCTTAACTATCTAGTGGCAGAATTAAATTCTAACATTGCTAAAATTAACTCTTTTACATTTACACCTCCTTACGAAAATATACACCCATTCACAGTAGATGATTTCCAGTACAGCAGTAGCCTGCCTATAGGTAAGGCCGTCAATGGGGACGAAAGTGTAACTCCAGGCAAGAGACTGAAACACGAGAGTTGTAATCTTCTACACAGGTACTTTGAGGAACTTCAAGGCACTGCATGGCAACTGTCTGAGTTTTACAAGCAGTCGGATCTCGAAACAAAGTATGCGATCAGGCAATTGAACAACATCTGTCATGAAATAGAAGGATGGGTTATGGCAGATCGTGATAAAATAGTTGACCCAGAGTGGATGCGACCTTCTCAGATTACAACTTTCCTTAACGCTCCCAGACATGATCTCCATGAAGAGGATCTTCAACTGTTCAAAGAAAACAGATATGATAGAGAGCTAGGTGGGGTTTACCTGCACTGGTCTCAAGTGGGTAAAACACTTTATGAAGTCTTCAGGGACGAACACGCTCCAAAAATGACAGATGCTTTATGCTCCGAAATAAATCATCAGAAGTATTATTCTGGGGAGTTTGACGTGGAGTGGGGACAAACGATCACAGAGGAACAACACGATTTCAAGAAACAAGAGATGAATGACTACAGGAAATGGTTGGAAGCAAATGGATATGATTGGGAGGATTCAAAATTAAGTTTAGGTTACATTAAAATAGGACAGGTGGACTTACAGAGAACATTTGGAACTGACGCTTCTATACATAAAATTCACACAGTGATGACTGATAATTTAAATATCACAAGCATAAGAACAATCACTGGCCCATCGGTGGAGTGTGACTATCCCTACACGCTAGATGACGTTGATTGGAAACAGATACAAATGAAAGGGCTGAAGCAAGGGTATGAATCACGTAGTCTGCGTTAAGTGGGGGAGTAAGTATCCATCCATATATGCAAACATCCTTAAAAGTATGGTATCCAGGCACACGACAGTGCCATATCAGTTCCATTGCTTAACAGACGATCCTAAAGGTTTGGATTCAGATATCAACGTTGTACAGTTGCCAAGTGCTCCAGGGATTACATCCTGGTGGAGCAAACTGTGGATGTTCTCCCCAGACATGCCTTTGAAGGGGAACATTCTGTTTTTTGATCTTGACGTTGTGATTTTTGAAAACATTGACCCGTTATTCACTTACAATCATGGGAAGTTCAACATTATCAGAGACTTCAACAGATGTAGGGTCAAGGACTGGAAACAGTCTAATTCAAGCGTCATGCGTTGGGAGACAGGCACCATGGATCATTTGTGGGAAGACTTTCAGACCCGGTCGACCCAAATAATGCGTGAGAACCACGGAGACCAAGATTGGATTATGAAAGCCGGTAAGAATGATATAAATTGGTGGCCGGATGAATGGATAAGATCATACAAATGGGAGATGGTGGGGTTCAAAGATACAAAATTGCTTAACAAAGAAGGCAAGAAATATTTCAGGACGCCTGCTAAAGTACAGCCAGGAAACAGGGTTGCTGTTTTCCATGGACAACCAAACCCGATGGAGTGTGCTGATGAATGGGTCATAAGGAATTGGAAATAATGTCAATGTACGGACAAGTCAAGATCAAAAAAATTAATCCTAGGTCTGACAACATACCGGAAGACTGTGGATACATGCAGAGATTCGAGTACAACATAGACATGAACAGTAATGGCATAATGGGAGATTGCATAGATTGGTGTGAGAGAAACTGTGAAGGGAAATGGGGTTGGTGGTTTGAACCTGCAGGAGAGATAGAAAATCCAAAGAACCATTGGGAAGATCAAAATGCATACATGAGCTTTGAACGTAGACTAGACGCAACAAAATTTTGGATGTCGGTTGGAATACAAAACAGCGGACGAAAGGACAGATAATTAATAGTATGAAACTATTTGAAATCACAGACGAAGCAAAGAACCAAATCGAGAAATTACTGGAAAAGAATCCCGGCAAATATGCAGTTAGCCTGGCAGTTCAAGGTGGCGGTTGTGCAGGATTCAAATACGAGTGGGGATTCGCGGACACCAAAGATAATGTTACTGAGAATGATCATTTGGAAGACTGGCACACAGGTAGGTTTGTTGTGGATGAAACTTCCATGCTCTACGTGGCAGGAACCAAAATCGACTGGATAGAAGAAACATTTGGATCTCAGTTTGAGATAAGCAATCCAAACAGCTCTAGCTCATGTGGTTGCGGAGAGTCATTTGGCGTATAATGGATACTGCTTTCATAATAGGCAATGGTGAATCAAGAAATATATTTCCAATAGAGAAATTGAAAGGGCACGGTGTGATATATGGGTGTAACGCCATTTACAGGGATCATCCTAAATTGTGTGACCACGTTGTCTCCGTCAATCCACCCATGTATGAGGAACTTACGAAATGGCACAACAACGGAAAAGAATCTCCCATGATACACGGTATAGACGACGTGTCAAAATGGAACTACATTATTGATGGGGACAGTGAACACGACTGTCCGCAGGGCCTAAAACTATACAGGATCTGGAGGGGAGGTGACGTCAAAAAAGCGGGCCAGATCAAAACGCTAGATTTCTCACTGGCCAGAGGTAGCGGTTGTTCAGCAGTGCTGATGGCGGCAGAATCAGGTGTCAAGAACATAGTAATAATGGCTTTCGATATCCTGGGTGCCAAACAATGGGAACTTGATAGCAACCCTGACACACAAGGCCAAACCAGCAGAGAACAGAACAACATTTACAAAAACACCATAAACTATCCTTCCAGGATGAGCATGAAGGCATATCTAAAATTTGAGTGGATGTACCAGCTCAGACAGATATTCAGGAAATTCCCCGGCACAAACTTCTATTTCATAAATCGCAAAGAGAATCTTCGTGGCAATGTTTTCCTTAGATGGTACTTCGACCAGCCTAACATCGAGTCAGGCATATACGCTGACCTACAGAGATGGATATCAGGTCAACGTGATGACATCAAGTGGATGGATCTATAGGGTCTTGGTACTGCTGGCGTCTAACTGGTATACTTTCCGCATCTTGACTCCAACTTGCTGAGCAAACTTCTTTGAATCACAGGTGTTGCACACGTGTTTGTAGTCATTAGATGCCCTTTGTGGATCTACCTTTGATTTAGGCCTCATGAAAGTGTCTTTACAACAGTCGCACTTGAACACGTAGATGACATTCTTCCTGTGGAAAGTGTGCATAAGCCCTAATTTGCTCTCCCTCTTGTACAAACGCATTGTTTTCAGGGTTTCTATGAACATATTAGTATTTAATAAATACGATTACAAGATTATGGCGAGATTAATAATAGATACAGGTGTAGTAGGCAACGCGGCAACGGGTGATACGTTACGTACAGCCATGACGAAGGCCAATGACAATTTCTCAGAACTATACACAGATTTGGCGGCCACAACATCAGCAAATGGAAATTTAACAAATTCAGATACCAACGGTAATGTGAAAATATTTGCAAATGGAACAGGTATCGTTGAAATTGATAGATTATCAATAAACAATACAGCAATAAGCTCACTAGATACTAATGCAGATATCACCCTTACAGCAAATGGCACAGGTAGTATCAAAGTATCAGGCACTTTGGACGTTGACGGTGGCATTGATTTAACAGACAACAAAATTACGGCATCAAGATCAAATGATAATTTAGTAATATCTGCATCCGGTACAGGTGAAGTTGAGATGTCTAGTAGTTTGCTTGTAAAAGGCGGCACACCGTTTGTAAAAATACAAAGAACAGACAACGCCAACGTTCCTGGCGTAAGTTTCGTAGGTTCGGCCGGCACAGCAGGTGCAAATATTTTATTTGACGGTACAAGCGGCACAGCAAACGAATTAATTTTCCAAACCTTTACAGTAGCAGGTGGAATTGCCGAGGCATTCAGGGTACAACAAGGCGGAGCAAAAGTCACAGGCACTTTAAATGTAGACGATGGCATTACTATCACAGACAACACAATAACAACATCAGCATCAAACGCCAATCTAGAACTTACAGCGGCAAGTTCAGGTACAGTAAAAGTCATAGGAAATTTAACACTAGATGATAGTGACGAAATAAAACTTGGTACTTCCGGAGACTTGAGGATATTCCACAATGGAAGTCATTCAATAGTACGAGAAGATGGAACCGGAAGCCTTTACCTGCAGAGTGACAACAATGTAATACTTTCTAAAGATACTAGCACAGAAATCATGGTGAAGGGTATTGCCGATGGGGCAGTTGAACTTTATCACGACAATACCAAAAAGTTTGAAACAACAGCAGGTGGTGTTTCAGTCACAGGAAACCTGGCGGCAGATGGCTCACAGATAGATTTTACTAACCTTCCAACCTCCGACCCTGGAGTGGCAGGTAGATTGTACAGAGATGGCACAACTGTCAAAATAAGTGTTTAATAGACACCTCAAACATATACTTAAAATCCAATAAATACCCGTATATGACACAGCAACAAATCATAAATGTAGGTGTGACCGAAAACGACGGAACTGGTGACAGTATCCAGACTGCGGGTAGCAAAATAAACCACAATTTTAGCCAACTTTACACTGACAATGAAATAGAAAGCACACAGATCACATTTATTGAAAACAATATTACTGCCACGGCATCTAATGCCAATCTTGTTTTGACTGCGGCAGGAAACGGATCAATACAATTAGCGGATGTCAAAGTCAGTGGCACAAGTTTATCATCAGACGATTCCACAGGAATAAACATAAATGAAAATGTCAATGTTGACGGAACTGTAACCGCAACCACATATTTTGGTAGTGCGGCAGGAATAACTGGTGCAACAATATCAACAGTGGGTGATTTATCTGCAACAGGTTCAACTTTGATTGCACCTTCAAACGCAGACTTAACTTTTAGTTTTAGTGGCACAGGCAGTTTGGTTATGCCTGCGATAACAATCAATGACAACAATATAATTGGTACAAGAAGCAACGACGACATAAATTTAGATGCAAGTTTAAGTGGCGCAATCAATGTCACAGACATCACAATAGATTCAAGTTTTAGATTAAAAGACAACGAAATTACAGCAATAAGATCCAACGACAGTATAAATTTAGTACCTTCAGGCACAGGTTCAGTTGTTATGAGCAAAGTAGATGCCAATGCAGGAACAGTTGACGGAACAACCTTAGGCGCAACAACACCAGCGGCAGGAACTTTTACAACAATAGAAGCAACCACATTAAGCACAACAGGAATTACAATCACTGACAATGAGATTAAAGCGTCACAATCTAATGACAAATTGATTTTTACAGGCAGTGGTAGTGGATCTGTGTTAGTAAATGGTTTTACATTGCCCAGCAGTGATGGAAGTTCAGGACAAATATTACAGACAGACGGAAGTAAAACATTAAGTTTTGCAACGTCACCATTGATACTTGGAGTGTCCACTTTTGCTGACACCACACAAGATATTAGTTTTAGATCACTCACAGAATTAAATGCCAATACTGCACTAGGAGGACATGAGATTGTAACCACCGGCCAAGTTACTATGGATTCTTTTGCCACATCAAAATACGATAGTGCTTGGTATCATGTTGTAACCAAAGACGTAACCAACACTCAATTTGCAGTAGCAAAATATTCACTGTTGACTGGAACAACCAATGACGGCAGTACCACAGGTGCATTTTTATCACAATCCAACATAGTAAGATCAAGTACAAATACACATATTACTGCTGATGCTTCAGTCAGTGGATCAAATACCCAATTACTTGGAACAGGTACATCGGCCGACAATGCAATAAGATTTTATAGAATTGGACTTGGGGACAATGATTCAAGCACCACATCTGGCAACATTACAACAATTGTTAATGCAGATGTTGACAGTGCCAGTGAGAGTTTGGATACTTTTGCCCATGCCAGTTATAGAGGTGCAAAATATTATGTAAGTGCTGAAAATACAGATAATGGAGAAGTGCAGAACCTTGAAGCACTTGTGATACACAATGGATCAGATGCATTTATAAACGTTCACAATTCACATTTCTCAGGAAATAATAGTTTGTTAACTTTGACAGCAGGTATCACTGGATCCAATGTTGTTTTAAGTGGAGCGGCCTTGACGCCAAACACTAAAGTAAGAATGTATAGAGTACTGCTGTCAGATTCAGAGAGCAGTTCAAGTGGAGACAATGTTAGTGTGATAGGAGCAACCACAGTCAGCAACATATCACAAACAACAATTGACACAAACAGTTTTAGAGGCACTGCCAATCCAGATTTCAGTAGCACACAGACAGCCAGCACTTTTGCCACAACAGATTTTGACAGTGTTTGGTATCACGTGATAAACAGAGATCAAACCAATAGTGAATTTAACATGGAAAAATTATCAGTCATGCATGGAACAACCACAGACGGAAGCACCCAAAACGCTTTTATTACAAGTTCAAGTATAGTTAAAAGTGGTGTCCACAATGATGTGATGAGTTACGATGTTGACATTGATGGATCAAATGTAAGATTAAGAGGCACAGGAGTCAGTGATGGATCATCAACGATTAGTAACAGTATGACCTACTATGCACTAGGACTTGGACAAAATACAGCAGATGCCACTTCGGGTAACATAGGTACAGAAGCAGGTATAATTCTAGGAGGAAACAACGAAACTGCCTTAGACGCCATGAACGCCACAGGCACAACACAGGGTAGTGTTGCAGAAACAAGAACAGCGGCCACTTTCACAGCAGGCACTTATGACGCCGCCATGTATTTTACAGTGACTAAAGATATTGAACATGACAGTTTTGAATTTAAAAAATTAAGTATTTGTCATAATTTAGCAGATGCTTTTATTACGTCATCACAAGTAGTGCGTTCAGATCCAGCAGATCAACATGCAACTTTTGATGCTGACATTGTGACTGCCAGTGACAGTTCTTCATTGGTGAGATTAAGAATGACTGACAGTGATGGATCTAGTGTTACACCATCAAACACATTGGCCTATTATAGGCAGGGTCTCGGAGACGGTGACTCAGCAGGTTACGTTGGTGAATTTGTTTTGATTAATGACATCATGCACACAGATATAATTGACAGTGCTGTGACAACACTTGATGCAATTTCTCATGGCGCACACGTAGGAGCAAAATATTTTATCACAGTGAACAATCAATCCACAGGCGAAGTTGGCAACATTGAAGCATTGGTGACTCATGACGGAACAAACGCCTACATCACCACATACAACGAGTTTTTCTCGGGCAATAACAGTTTAATTACTTTGACAGCAGATATCTCCGGCACTTCTTTTAGATTGAGAGCATCGGCCACAGCAGGTGGTAGCACTAAAGTCATAGTCAACAGAGTTGTAGCATTTGGTGATTCAGAATCAAGTGAAGCCAATTCCGACAGTTCAAGAAAAGTGATAGGTAATACTATTGTATCAAGTTCGGCAACAACCTTTGATACTTTTTCAAGTGATGATGTTGACGCGGCCCATTACATTATAACAGGACAAAAAGGTTCCGATGAAAATTTTATATGTGAAGCGGCAGTGGTAACAGATGGATCAAATGTGTTTGTGTCACAAGGTCCAAATGTAAGCACTAAAGAAAATGACATGTTGGCAATTACTGCGACAATTTCAGGAACAACTGTAAGTGTTAAAGCAAGTTCAACAAGTGGATCATCAACTGTGCAGGCTTATGCAGTAAAAATAAAAGCACCCACAACATCCGCTACAACTATGGACAGTTGGGCACACGCAAGTTATAGAGGTGCCAAGTATTACATCAGTGCTGAGGACACTGACAATGGAAACATCAGTAACCTTGAAGCACTGGTTGTACACAACGGCAGTGAAGCATTTATAACTGTGTCCAATGAACATTTTTCAAACAGCAGACTTTTGACTCTTACAGCAACTCTCAGCGGGTCAACTGTTTCAATTGATGCGACACCATTAAGTGGAGATATAAGAATTAAATTTTATAGAATTAGATTGGCTGACAATGAAAGTGATTCATCAGGCACAGACGCAAACACTATAGGTGCAGTAACCATATCAAGTGGAGCCACAGCAATAGATACATTTGATGACACACAACACACAGGCGCTCATTATGTTATGGTTGCAAACAATTCCACAGAAGGAGCGGCTAGTATATCAGAATTTACAGTTGTAACAGATGGCACAGATGCCAGTGTAGCACAAGGTCCTGAGGTCAGCACAAAAGAATCTGGACAGATATTTTTGACTGCCGCACATAACGGTTCATCAACTATAACAATAAGTGCATCTTCAACAAGTGGAGGCTCAACAACGGTCAATGCATATAGAATTCATATGTTGCGACCAGCGGCAACATCATACACAATTCTTGATAGTTTTGCAAGTGGCACTTACAACGGTGCTCATTATGTTGTGGTTGCCAAAAAAGTAGGAGCCACTGATAGTCAAATATCAGAAATACAAGCAGTAACAAATGGCAGTGATACTTTTGTAAACAGCGATCCGATTGTTTCTTCGACTGGTAGTAATTTAATAAACTATACGGGAGGCAATACAGGATCCACAGCAGAAGTAAGAGCAGAAGCGGCAGACGGAACAAGTTCATTTACTGCAAATGCTTATAGAATTAATATGTTGCGTGGCTCAGGAAGTTCAAGTAGTTTAACAACACTTGACAGTTTTGACAAAACAGAACAGAGATCAGTAAAATATTTGGTACAAATACATAGAACAGATGATGACAAATTTGAATTTGCAGATGTCAATGTTACTCATGATGGTACCAATGCATATCTAAGTGTTTTTGGACAAGTTGGGACACAAACAACAAACTTGGCGACATATTCCGCAGATATAAGCGGCGATAATGTAAGATTAAGAGGTGAAGTTGCAGGAACTCAAGATCACACTATTAAAATAGTAAAAAGAAACTTAAATATATAAAGTATGGCTAGACAGATATTACAAGTAGGAACAACAGCAAACGACGGTACAGGTGATACACTAAGAGCCGCAATGGTCAAAGTGAATGATAACTTTACGGAGTTATACAATTCACCTTTATTGGCAAGCGGTATTATAGTTAGAGGAAATGAAATTACAGCCACAAGAACAAATGATGACCTAGTTCTTAGAGCATCAGGCACAGGATCAGTAACTGCAGGCGCTCTTAAATTCAAAGGCACATCGATTTCATCCGATGATTCTACAGCGGTCAACATTAATGAAAATTTAGCAATTGATGGTACTATCACAGCAACAAGTTTTACAGGTGACGGTAGTGCATTAACTGGTTTGAGTGCAAGTTCTTTGGGTGATCTTTCAGTTGTGGGATCAACAATTATTGCTCCTTCTAATGCTGATATAACACTTGCTCCAGCAGGAACAGGTGCAATTGTTTTACCTGCAATAACAATCAATGATAACAACATTACTGGAACCAGGTCAAACGAAGATATAAACATTACACCAAGTGGAACTGGTCAAGTAATTGTTCCTAAATTAACTATAGATTCAAAAATAACAATCCAAGACAATGAAATCACGGCGTTACTCACAAATGATGACATTGTCATTACACCTTCTGGCACAGGATCAGTGGTAATGAGCAAAGTGGATATTAATGGTGGTGCAATCGACGGAGCCACTGTTGGTGCTTCATCGGCCACGACTGGAGTGTTTACAACTGTAACTGCAAATACAAGTGCAACAGTAGATGGTATAACTTTAACTGACAATGAAATTTCGGCAAATGCCACAAACGCAAATTTAGTACTTTCAGGAAGTGGTTCAGGAGGAGTATCCATAAGTGGTTTTACATTTCCAACAAGTGATGGGTCCAGTGGACAGTTTTTAAAAACAGATGGATCTGGCACATTAAGTTTTGCTACTGCAGGAGTAACTTTAAATCACAGTGCCATAGCAGATGGCACAACAACTTTGTCTGCTTCTACAACAGACAATATTGATACTTTTAGTGCTTCAAGTTCAAGAAGTGCAAAATATATTGTGTCTGCAACAAACACTGAAGATGGTAGATTTGAAATTGTTGAGGCCAACATTACACATGACGGTACTAATGCCTATATTGCAACTTTTGGTTCAGTAACAAGTGGGACAGAAGGTCTTGGTACTTACAGTGCTGACATAAACAGCGGAAATGTAAGATTTAGATGTACGCCTATTACCAGTGATAGTATAGTGTTTAAGTTTCAAAGAATTGCCTTAAATGCATAATTTTTTACATTAGGTTTACAAAAAATACAATAAATAATAGCAAATGGCAAGACAAACTATCAATATAGGTACAACAGCAAACGACGGAACAGGTGATCCGCTAAGAACAGCGTTTGACAAAATTAACGACAACTTTTCAGAATTGTATGGTGGCGACGATAATGCATCCACAATTTTAGAACATGATACAGCACCTAAACTTGCCGCAAACTTAGACGTAAACAATTTTCAAATTACAACTGACGTAACCAATGGCAATGTCAGTATCCAACCCAATGGCACAGGAAACGTAACAATTGGTGCATTACAAGTTCAGGGTACCAGTGTTTCATCAAGTGATTCAACTGCTATCAATGTTAATGATGGATTAGTAGTAGACGGTACTGCTTCAGTGAGTGGAGCGTTAAGTTCTGCCACAAGTTTAGCATTGGCAACAGGAGCAACTGTGACCGGTATAGCGGATGAAGACGACATGACTTCAAACAGTGCAACTCTACTTGCAACACAGCAATCAATCAAAGCATATGTCGACACACAGATCACCGCTGAAGACTTAGATTTCAGTGCAGATGACTCAACAGTGTTGTCAATTGATTTAGATTCAGAAGTTTTACACTTTGCAGGCGGAAACGGAATTAGCACATCTGTTAGCAACAACACAGTTACACATGCGATCGACACAGGCACAGTGGTTACTAAAACAGATACACAAACTTTAACAAATAAAACTTTAACATCACCTACAATCAATGCGGCAACAATGACTGGCACTGTCACGATTGACAATTTAAGTTTTGATGACACAGATATTTCAACTGCTTCAAATGGTAATCTTACACTAAATCCAGGTGGCACTGGCACAATTGAATTACATGCGGCCACTAACATTACTGGCAACGTGGATGTCACTGGAACACTAACAACTGACGACATCACAACCGCAGGCACACAGACAATAACAGGTACATTAATTGTTGACGGTGTAACAATAAAAGATAATAAAATTACAACTAATGCCTCAAATGCAGTTTTAGAAATTGCGGCTAACAGTTCAGGCACAATTGATGTGCAAAATGCAATGACCACTATTGGTCAAACTATCACTGGCACAGTGTCAGTAACTGGACAACACAATATAGATAATTTAAGATTAGACGGCAACGCAATTACATCAACAAATTCAAATGGTGGTATAAACATTACTCCAGATGGTTCAGGTAACATTACACTTGGCGGAAACTATGTTGCAGTAACAAATGAACTTTCAGCAACTGATGTTGCTGTTGCAAGTGAATTGCTTTTGGCCACAGGTGCAAAAATAGTTCAAGTTACTACTAATGAAGACTTAGTTTTACAAACAAACGGTACAGGAGCAGTAACAACATCTGCACAATTAACTTTGACTGGATCTTTCAAAAAAGCAATACACACATTTACAGCGACTGATAGTGTTACAGAAACAGAACACGCAGGTAGAACACTTTTACTTGGTGAAGTTGGTGGAAATGCTAATGTTGTTTTAACACTGCCTGACGCAACAGGTTCGGGTAACGTATATGAATTTATAGTAAGTGTTGCAATGGGCGGATCAACAACATACAAAATTCAAGCACCAGATGCCAACAACACTTTCTCAGGAATGATACAATATCTAGATGAAGATGGCACAGCAGTTTCGGCCTTTCCAACAGTTGCCCAATCTGACACAATCACACTAAACAGTGGCACACAAGGCGGACTAATAGGTGACACAGTTACGCTTATCGATATTGCCGCTGACAAATATGCAGTTAAAGGCCAAATGCGAGTATCATCTGGAACCAATCCTGCTACTCCATTCTCAGCCGACGTATCTTAATAGTTAAAATCACGATAAATATCCTTGTAAAGGAGTAAGTTCAATATGGCCGCACCCGTCTGGCAAACAACAGCAGGCTTGTTAGGAGTAATTAACGAGCGTGATTACTATTCTGTAACCCTATCAGCCACTGATGCTGACGGTGACGATTTGACTTATTCCAAAATAGCAGGAACTTTACCCACAGGAATTGAACTTACTTCTGGAGGTATTCTGCGTGGTGTGCCAACGGAGGTTGCAACAAGATCCCTTTACACTTTTGTTGTAAGAGCCTCCGATGGTACTAACGTTGCTGATCGGTCATTTAGCCTGCAAGTTCAAGGTGCTGATGCACCAGTATTTTCAACAGCGGAAGGACAATTAGATTTATCTGACAGCACAAGGATAGGAAACAAATGGGTGCTAGACGGATCATTTATTAGTTTTCAAACACTAGCAACTGACACTGACACTGCCGCAGGACAAACTTTAGTGTATGATATTGCTGAAGGAGTTTTACCTCCTGGACTAACAATGAGCAGTACAGGATTAATATCAGGCACTGTGCTTTTAACAGATAACGATAAGTTTGGAGACATTGGTGGCTACGATAACACATACGCTTACGATGACATCACATATGATCCAACAGTAAGACAAACTTCATTATCAAAAAATTATGAATTCAGTGTTAGAGTATCCGATGGTAGCAATGTTACAACACAGATAAACAGTATTTTTGTTTACACCGCTGACTTCTTTAGAGTTGATAACACTAGAATTTCAATAGACGCTACTGAATTCGAAGGCGTACCTTTGCTAATGAGCATAAGTGGAGCAAGAAAACCTATCTTCGAAACTCCTAGTGCATTGGGCACATTTAGACACGACAATCAAGTTGTAATAAAAATTGATGTAGTTGACTTTGACTCACTGCAAGGTGACTTGACTTATGCGATACAAAGTGGATCTCTGCCAACAGGATTGAGTATTGATGCCAATAGTGGAGAAATTTCAGGACAATTGCCTACACAATCAGCGGTATCAGTAGATTATACTTTTACAGTAAGAGCATCAAGACTAGTCAACGAAGTTACTATATTTGCAGACAGAAAATTCAACATGACTGTCATTGGCGAAATAGATGTTGGTGTTTCATTTACAAGTGCTACTGATTTAGGAAAAGTGATTGCTGGTATTCCAAGTTTGATATCTGTTGAAGCCACCGCAGTTGAAACCAACAGAGTTTTAGAATACACTGTCACAGGTGGCTCTTTACCAACTGGACTTACATTATCACGTTCTGGTAATATTATAGGTTCAGTAGACAAAACAGAATTTACAACGATTGACGCAAATGACATTACCTTTGACACAAACAGTTTAAGTTTTGATAGGAAATACACTTTTACAGTTACAGTTGGTGACCAGTACCAATCATTAGCAACATCAAAAGAATTTAACATTACAGTAAGTTTACCATATGGAGTAGAATATGGAAATATGTCAGCACAAGGACTTATACCAAGTGCAGACAGAGATTTATTTTACCAAATATCTCAAGACCCTAACATCAACAACGCAGAAAATATTTTTAGACCAGAAGATAATAGTTTTGGTATCAAAACAAATCCTGAAATGTTATTGTTAGCAGGTTTAGAACACAAGACATTAAAAGTTTTACAAGAACAAATGGAACAAAATCACACTCCAAAGTCATTGTACTTTGGTGATATTAAAACTGCAACTGCAAAAGAAAATGGCACAGAAAAATACGAAGTTGTTTACGTTGAAATGAAAGATAATTTAGTCAACAATGCAGGCACATCAATTGCATCAAGTATATCTTTAAGAAGTGATATTGTAAGACCTATGATTGGACCTGTGGCTGACGCAAATAGGATTACCGCGGATTTTGATGTGTATGATGTTACAACAGATAGTGGATTAAGTTTTAGCATCGCTGGATCTAAAATAAGATATGCAAACCAACTTACTGCTGACACAGGACAATTTGAACAATTGTTTCCTAATGCAGTGGCTAATATGAGGTCAAGAATGAAATCTTTAGGACAAAGAGAATACGTTCATTTACCATTATGGATGAGAACGAGTCAAGACGGCTCAGGTGTACCTTTAGGATATAAAATGGCGATGGTTTTAGCATATTGTAAACCTGGAAAATCCGGTCTTGTTAAAAAACGTATCACAGATAAAGCAATCGACTTTAAAAAATTAAACTTTGTAATCGACAGATACAAAACAAATATTAATTTAGTAGACACAGGCACATTGACAGCAGATGGTTCTACAACTTCATTTACTTTAAATGAATTAGTTCATGAAGAAGAAATTAAATTGAGAGAAAATGCCACTGTGTTGTCATTTGGGCAACAAGTTACAGCAGATAACACTTTAAGTCCTACATATCTGTCAGCAGATTCTCTACTGCGATCAGTTGACTATGAGCCTCAGTTTAGTCTATCACATGACACTGTTAACGAAAAAACCACTATTAATTTCACCAATGCTCCTACAGCCACTTCTAAAATAAGAGTGGAGCGTAAAGGAGATAAATATCTAGCGTTTAAAAAGAAGTTAAAAGAATAATATGACAAGTGCAATAGTACCAGGTAATATAGACGGAACTTTCCCAATAGCAGGACAGGACAATTCTTCACAAGGATTCCGAGATAATTTTACAGCAACAAAAAATAATTTTACAACAGCAAGTTCAGAAATAACAGACTTACAGGCCAATAAGGCGAGCACAAATGCGGCAAGTAATTTTACTGATAATATTGTTTCTAGAATGGCATTAAAAGATACTGCTGAAATTGTTTATGAACAAGGTACAGTATCAACAGGAACTTTAACTTTAGATCAAGAAAATGGTAATTTTCACACAGCAAACATAACAGGCAACGTGACTTTTGCTTTTAGCAATTTTCCAGCAAGTGGAAGATTAGGAAGAATTATTATTTTAGCAACTGTCGGGTCAAGTGTTACTGCTTTGACTATGCCGACCGCTGTAAAAAAAGCAACAAATGTAACTGGTGCTGACGGATCTTCAGTCACAGTAAATCCAGGTGTTGGTAGATATATGTGGGAGTTTATGACCACTGACGGTGGCACAACTGTTTACATGCACCAATTGGGTGATTATCACTCATAATAATTAGGAGGTACTATGTACTTTCATCCCCTACAAGAAGAATTAGATAACATGTCAGAAGAGCAGTTGGGCGAAAGAATTCGTGAACTGACTAAAAAATATACAAGTGCAAGAAGGTTTGGAAGAAACCCAGAACTACAAGGTCAATTACAAAAAGCACTTTTATCTTATCAACAAACATTAAGAGCAAAAAGATTAAAAGGTTGGCAAGACAATCATAAAAAAAATCGAGGTGAGCCAGATCTAGGCGAATTAATAAACGTAGAATAATAACTACTACGTGTCAAAGAAATTTTTCAGTTGGAAAACTAATTTTAAAAGTATTATTGTTGTTGACAACGAATTGTTCAATAATGATTACCATTTAAAAATACATCTTACTCCTATCACTGCTGACCTTCAAGAGCAAGGAGATTTTTTTGAAAGATTAAAAATGTTATTCGAAAGTGTTTTTAATAACACTATTGTTGCATCTAGAGAAGAACCTTTATACAAGATTTTGGAAAAAGAAACAAACAATAGATTTGTACAATTACCAAGACAGCCTTATGATCAACTAATGGCGGCTGTGTGTTTTACCAAAGCAAATTCAGTTTTGCAAGGCAAAATTTTAATTAACGAATTAGAGTTAAGTAGTTTTCAAGGAGACGGTATTACCTATAGAATTGTTAAGGAAGGACCAGAAATACAACTGCTAGACATTGACAATTGGTTTCCAACCAAGTATAATAAATTTGATCCATGGTGGTTAAGATCAGATACAGCAACTTATGACAAAATACTTGACAAAGGCATTTACACAGGACACTATCGTTGGCACAATCATGATGCAATTACAGATATGGTTGACAACGAACATGATACCCATGCTAAAATATTTGAATTCAACCCAAAGGTTTTAGATGGTAGCAAAGATAAAAAGAAATGATTACGGAGATTGCTTTTACAGTGAAGACGCTGTAATTGATCTAATCTATCAAAATCCAGATATAGATATTTCAAAATTACCAACTGACAACGTTTTGTATGACAAGGCTTTGAAAGAACTAGACATGGAATTGCCTCCGTTAGCAAAAATAACACAACGAAAAGAGTCTGTGAGTGATTTTGATTTGAGACATTATTCAAATTGGCACATGCCTGAATCATATACAAAACTAGATGTAAAACAATATTTGTTAGACAAATGCAACACTGAAGAAGAAAGAGACCGAGTGTTAATAGAATACAAACTTTTTGAACAAAAAGGCTTTACCAAAGTTTTACAATTTTTAATTTATTTTGTAGACACGCTACGAGCAAATAATGTTATTTGGGGTGTGGGCAGAGGTTCATCTGTTTCAAGTTTTTGCTTGTTTTTAATAGGTGTGCATAAAATAAATCCACTGTTATACAATTTAGATTACCGTGAATTTTTAAGATGATAAGTAAAACACAAGGAGAAACAAATGGCAGTTACTAGATCACCAAGAAGAAAAATGTACAGAACCATGCAAGGTCGTATGGTTGACATAGAAAAAATAAGAGGAGCCAACGAAAACGTTCAAGCAGTTGGCAACATGAAAGTCAATGCAAGAGGAGATGTGTTGGGTCCAGGTGGCACCATTGTTAAGCCAAAAGAAAAAGTAATGAAGGAGTACTATGAAACTCCTAAAGGCAGAGCACAAGACAATCCAAAAGTAAAAACTCCACCAAGACCAAGAATACCACAACCAGCAACTCCAAAGGCGCAGGTTGCACCAAAAGTTGTTAAGCCAGTGGAATCAGCAAAGACACAGGCTAATGAAAAATCAGGAATAGACGCCGCACTTGACGGAATAGAATAGTAGGTTTAATGAAACTTATCAACTGTGGTTGTAGTTTCGCACATGGCCACAATTCAAAACCTTTAGATTATCCTCCCATACAGCAAAAAGGCCTTTCAAAAACAGGAACCAAAGACAGTGATGTTAGCGCCTGGCAAAGTGCCGGTTGGCACCTAGCAATGGATTATAAAATGGATTACATTGATCTAGCACGTAATGGTAATAGCAATGAAGGTATTCTAAGAACACTAAGGACATACCTACATAAAAATAACAAAGAAGATTTATTTGTTCTTATAGGTTGGACACACGCTTTCAGAAGAGAATACATGAGTGTTGTTGTTGATAAAAACAAAAACGAATTTACACAATACAGAGAAATACCAAGTTCAAAATCAATGCTAAAACATTTTGTAAAAGGAAGCGGACCAATGATGGTTGAGTTCAACGAAAGAAAGTTTAGACCATTAGCATACGAAACTCAAACAGAATATAGGCAATACAATTTGTTTTTACAGGCGCAACAGATGTTGCAATTATACAAAATTCCTTATCTTATGTATAATGCTTGTGGTAGTGAACATGATAGCAACGATCGAGAAGTTCTGGAATTAAAAGATCAGATTGACAAAGATTGTTTTTACCAATTTAATGAATTTAGTTTTGATCAATATGTGCTTAAAAACTACAAATATCTATCACAAGATGGTGGCCATCCAAACTACAAAGGCCATTTCAAACTGGCAGAATTGTTAAAGCCAAAATTTGATACAATATTGACAAAGTCTAAATAAAATAATATAATTAGAGCACAATGGGACAAATAGAAGATTTACAAGAAAAAGGTTTTGGAAGTCACGGTGGACGACAATACACTGTGGAATACGATATTACTCCTTTAAAGAAACGTGTGCTAGTAACAAACATGAAGTTTGGTGAAATTAAAACAGCAGGTGGAATAATTATTCCCGATGACGATGGTACAGAATCTGGTATACACCCTAGATGGGCAGAAGTGTATGCGGTGGGTAGCAAACAAGAAGACGTAAAAGTTGGACAATGGATATTGGTTGCACACGGAAGATGGAGTCGAGCGTTTAAAGTAAAAAAAGATGGCACAGAATTAGATGTAAGGATGATAGATGAAAACGATATTTTACTAGTGTCAGACGAAAGACCCGAAGACGAAACAACCAAAAAAGCAGGCTACATTAACACTGGCGGTATGCAACAGATGACAAGTTTGCCAGGCAATGATTAATGACCGATTTTACTTGTGGTAAATGTGCAACCAATTTTAAGGATTGCGTTTATTGGTTTGATAGTTTATACTATGAGAAATTTGACCAACGAAAGATTATTCCTTTTTGCGGTCCTAAATGCGTAGACGAATGGCACAAAGAAAACAACGTAAAAGATTGGGAACTAAGAAAGGCACCTTATCCAAAAGGGCCAGAGTGGCAACACATTACACACCTATACCCTGCCATGTTCCAATCGAAAAATTAGTAACACTTGCAGAATTAGGTCTTGGAGTTGAAAGGCCACTTAATGCTGAAAAAAGAAAGTGGATCAAAAAACTTGCCAGAGAAGGCAGTAATCAACCTATATTAGTTACACCAATAAAAGATTCCGGATATTATGTGTTGGCAGATGGTTGGCATAGGGTACAGGCGGCAAAAATGAAAAAACAAAAAACAATCTACGCACTACAGATTCCTGTAAGGGTTGGACTTACAATGGCAAAAGTTAATAAAATTTTGAGAGACATAGATAAAGAGTTTGGTTACAAACTGGACACCAGTGGCATAGTGGCACACTGGGCAGTCATGCAATCAATGTTACATTAAGCATAATTTTCCTATTGTATATTACTTTCCTATGTAGTATAATGAATTATGAAAGAACTTTGGGTAGAAAAATATAGACCAGACACACTGAAAGACTACGTGGTTCGAGATGAAGCACAACGTCAGCAAATACAAGCATGGATCAAAGAAGGTGCGATACCACATTTACTATTGTCAGGTGCACCAGGTGTAGGTAAAACTACATTGGCCAAAATACTATTCAGCGAATTAAAAGTTGATGGTTATGACATACTAGAAATAAATGCTTCAAGAGAAAACAGTGTAGACACAGTTAGAGACAAGATTATAAACTTTGTGCAAATTATGCCTTTTGGTGCTTTCAAATATGTTTTGCTTGATGAAGCAGATTATATTACTCCAAATGGACAAGCGGCCTTACGTGGTGTAATGGAAACATATCATACATCAGCAAGGTTTATATTGACTTGCAACTATCCCAACAGAATTATTCCTGCACTGCATTCAAGATGTCAAGGCTTTCACATAGAAACAATAGACAAAAATGAATTTACGGCCAGAGTTGCAACAATACTAATTGAAGAAAAAATTGAGCAA